CGTAGGTGACTGGAGGGAAGGCGGCTTGTTTGGACAGCATTTGTTTAACAAGGGCGGTAAGTATGTAACGATAGTAGAAGGGGAGATGGATGCTCTTGCTTGCTACCAGATGCTAGGTAGTAAGTACCCTGTCGTATCAATCAGGAACGGAGCAGGATCAGCAGGTGCTGACATCCGTAAGAACTATGAGTGGCTTGATAGTTTTGATTCCATCGTTGTGTTCATGGACAATGACGATCAAGGACACGAAGCGTCTAAGCAGATAGCTGAAGTCTTTGGTTCTAAGATCAAGGTGTTCAAGTCTACGTCTGAGTTCAAGGATGGTTGCGATTACTTGAGTCGAGGAGATGAGAAATTATTCTTCGAGAAGTGGTGGCAGTCCGAACGCTATGTACCGGATGGTATCATCGATGGCTCTACCCTGTGGGATGAGGTGTCTAAGCCTGTCGAGAAGAGCATTGTTGACTACCCATTCAGAGGACTCAACAAGCTGTCGTATGGTATACGTGAGGAGCTTGTGACTATCACAGCAGGGTCAGGACTAGGTAAGTCACAGTTTGTACGTGAGTTAGTGTGGCATGTACTGAAGAACACAGACGATAACATAGGGCTGATGTTCTTGGAGGAATCAACCAACAAGACAGCACGTTCTATCATGTCACTCCATGCTAACAAACCATTACACCTACCTGATGTAGAGTACAGCACTGATGAGTTGCGTCAGTCGTTCGATGCTACGCTAGGCACAGGTCGTATGTTCTTGTTCGATCACTTCGGGTCAACGAGTATCGATAACATACTGAGTCGTGTTCGCTACCTCGCTAAAGGTTTGGGGTGTCGCTTCGTGTTTTTAGATCACGTGTCCATAGTCGTGTCAGCACAGGGGTCAGGTGATGAGCGTAAGTCTATTGATGAAATCATGACTAAGCTACGTATGCTTGTGGCTGAGTGTGGTATCTCGTTGTTCGTTGTGTCACATCTCAAGAGACCTGACGGTAAGGGACATGAGGAAGGGGCTGCCACATCTTTGTCACAATTACGTGGCTCTGGTTCTATTGCACAGCTATCAGACCTAGTGATTGGACTGGAACGTAACGGTCAGGATGATGATCCACTTGAGAGACACACCACTCATGTACGTGTACTAAAGAACAGATTCTCTGGACTCACTGGACCAGCGTGTCGCTTGCTTTATGACTTGGATTCTGGTAGAATGATTGAACGCAAAGACGAAGAGGAAGATGTACTATGAGATCAATCATCATTGACATCGAGACTAACAGCACAGCTACTCATATCTGGTGCGCTGTTACTAAAGACTTATCAACTAAGGAGGTAATAGTATGGGAAGAGAAAGATCAATTAGCAGAATACCTAACAGAAAGAAGCACGCTGATAGGTCACAATATCATAGGGTTCGATCAGCCTGTGCTACAAAAAGTATGGGGTATCGATACAACTCATCACACAATGTCAGACACGCTAGTCATGTCAAGACTACTGAACCCAATCATCGAGGGAGGACATTCACTCAAGGCTTGGGGTCAAAGACTAGGAAACTACAAGGATGACTTCAAAGACTTTGATGGTGGGCTTACAGAAGAGATGGTCAGCTATTGTAAACAGGATGTTTCCGTTACCGAGACATTACATAAGCGTCTTAGCAATGATCTATTGGTATGGGGTAACTCATTGGATCTCGAACATCAAGTCGCTCTTATCGTTAAGCAACAAGAAGAAAAAGGATTCAAGCTCGATGTTAAGAAAGCGTTATTCCTTTTGGCAGGTTGGAGGAAAAGACTACACGAAATTGAGGAAGAACTACAAGAAGTTTTCAGACCTATTGTAACACGCAGGTATAGCGAAAAGACAGGCAACAGACTCAAGGACAAAGTAGAAGTGTTCAATCCAGGATCACGCAAGCAGATAGCAGAACGCTTAATGACTCTGGGTTGGCAACCAACTAAGCACACAGAGAAAGGATCGGTGATCGTTGATGAGAAAGTCTTACAAACTATTGACTTACCTGAAGCTAAACTCATTGCAGAGTACCTACTCATTCAGAAACGGGTGGCTCAAGTTGAATCATGGATTGACCATGCTGATAACTCCGACAGGGTTCACTGTAAGGTCATCACCAACGGTGCAGTCACGGGACGAATGACTCACTCTAAACCTAATCTTGCACAGGTGGTTCGTGTAGGTAATCCGTTTGGTAAGGAGTGTCGTGAGTGTTGGACAGTGGAGCAAGGTAATGTACTAGTAGGTATAGATGCTAGTGGTCTTGAGTTACGTATGCTTGCACACTACATGCGTGACGAGGAGTACACCAACGAGATACTGAGTGGTGACATTCATACTAAGAACATGAAGGCAGCAGGTCTTACTAACAGGGATCAAGCCAAGACTTTTATCTATGCTTTCCTCTATGGTGCGGGTCCAGCTAAGATAGGTGCTATCGTAGGTGGTGGTGAACGTGAAGGTAAGAAGTTAATCGATAGCTTTCTTGCCAACACACCAGCACTCAAGACACTGAGACAGAAGGTAGATAGACTAGCCAAGCGTGGCTGGTTACCTAGCCTTGATGGTCGTAGGCTTATGGTTCGATCAGCACACGCTGCCTTGAATGTATTACTACAAGGAGCAGGTGCAGTAGTAATGAAACAAGCATTAGTATTGTTGCATTCTAAACTAAATTGTGTTACAATAGATGCTTCATTTGTAGCTAATGTTCATGATGAATGGCAGATAGAGACAAATGAAAAACTTGCTGAATCTGTAGGTCAAGCTGGCGTACAGGCAATTCAGGAAGCAGGACTCACACTAGGGCTACGTTGTCCACTCGACGGTGAGTATAAGATAGGTACTAATTGGGCAACAACACACTAAGGAGAAGTAAAATGCAAGACTTAAAAGCAATAAAGGTAAAAGCTGATATCATGTGGGCTTTCCTTGACACACCTAACCAGATGTCTGAGAAGTATCAGGTTGATTTGTGTAACCTATCTGATGGTGCAGTCTCTGCACTAGAGGATCAAGGTATCGAGGTGAAGCGTAAGGAAGATAAAGGCTTCTATATTGTAGCTAAATCTAAGAAGTTTCCTATCAAGACTGAGATGCCAGATGGTTCAGGCGTATCAGGTAAGGTAGGTAATGGATCAAAAGGAGTAGCGTGGATCAAACCCTATGCTTACCAGTTCAAAGGTAAGGCAGGTGTATCCGCAGGTATCAACAAGCTAGTCATTACTGACTTGGTTGTGTATGAGGCTGACGAGTCTGCTCTTGATGATAGTTTAGAAGAAGCGTTGTAATGAGTACCCCGTCAATGCAGGATGTCAAAGCCCTCATTGATGGGGACATCCTCGTCTATCGTGTGGGATTCTCTGTTGATGATCCAGAGGAAGAGAAGTTTGCTATCTCTAGGATGGGACACTTCATTGATAACTTATTAAGTGTTCAAGGTGTCGAGTCCTACTCTGGCTACATCACAGGTAAAGGAAACTACCGAGATAAGATTGCTACTGAGCAAGACTACAAGGGTAATAGAGTTAACAATAGAAAACCAGTACACTACGACACCCTTAGAGAATACTTAGTTAGCAAGTGGGGCTTTGAATTAATTCAAGGTCAAGAGGCAGACGATGCTATAGGCATTGCTGTCTATGAGTTACCCGAAGACCAGTCATGTGTCATGTCTATTGATAAAGACTTAGACATGTTACGTGGCTGGCACTACAACTTTGTTAAACAAGATTTATATTATGTAAAGGAAGAAGATGCCATAAGAAACTTTTATATGCAGATACTAACTGGTGATCGTGTTGATAACATTCCAGGATTAAGAGGTATTGGACCCAAGAAAGCAGAGAAGATACTCAAGGACTGTGAAGGTGAACAACAATTATTTGACGAGGTACTGTCTGCTTACGACAATGACATTGATAAACTAACTGAGAGAGCGCAATTATTATGGATACGAAGAAAATCTGGGCAGCTTTGGACCCCAAAGAATTCCCAGAAATAGTTTATATAGAATGGTGGGATGCTTTGTCTGATTGTGGATGGGAAGATAATGTTAAACCTAATATACATCCTGTATTGAGTGTTGGTTTTATTGTGTCAGAAGATGATTCAGCATTTTGTATTGCTGCTGCATTGTCCAACGAACAATCTAACTCAAGACTACACATACCTAAAGGATGGATCACCAAGATAAAGAGAGTACGTTTAAATAAATTCTTAGATATCAGGAGAAAACAATCAAAACCCAAAGCGCAAAAGCCAAAGGCAGAAAGCTCCAGCAATGGTTCCGAGATCAAATCCTCGAACTCTTTCCCTTTTCCCAAGACGATGTAAGGTCTACAAGTATGGGTGCTGGCGGTGAGGACATCCTGTTCTCTCAGTTGGCAGGTGATAAGCTAAAGATATCTGTTGAGTGTAAGTCAAGAGAATCTATGGCTGTCTATGCTTTCTATTCACAAGCAAAAGACAATTGCCCTGAAGGTAGAGAACCAGTAGTTGTTGTTAAACAAAACAAGTCAGACCCGTTGGTTGTTATAGATGCGGTCTATTATTTACAGTTGTTAGAAAGGTCAACATGAGACACTTAGTAATCCCTGACACACAGTGCAAACCCAACAACTCATTCGAGCATTTAGAATGGGCTGGTGCGTACGCTGTCAAGACTAAGCCTGATGTTATAGTTCATCTAGGAGATCACTGGGACATGCCTAGTCTCAGTGTCTATGACGTAGGTAAGAAAGCATTCGAGGGTAGGACATACAATGACGACATCGAAGCTGGTAACAAAGCTATGGATGTATTCATGAAGCCTATCATCGAGGAGCAGAAGAGGCAGCGTGTCAACAAGAAGAAGGTATGGAAACCCAAGAAGATATTTCTTATTGGTAATCACGAGCAACGTATCGAGAGAGCTA